TCTGCTGCTGTCGCACGCGAAACCTCTGCGCTCACTGCCGAGGTGAGTGTGGATTCAGCGGCTTGGGCGCGGGTGATTTCCGAATTCAGCGAGGATGTCACTGCGGACACTGCTGTGGTTCTATCGGTAATTTCAGTCGCCAAATTTGCAGAAACTACTCCTTCAGCAGCAGTTGCACGCGAAATTTCTGCATTTAAATTGGAGGTGAGCGTCGAGTCCGCTGCGGAGCGAAGCGAGGCTTCTGCGCTGACCGCGGAATCTGCGTAAGTCTTTTTCGCAAAGACGTTTTCGCCACCAATCGCGAGAACGCCTTCTGCCGTTCCGATGAAAAGTGACTTGTTTAGTGTATCATACGCCAACTCAGAGAGTTGCAGACTTTGAGGCTGACCACTGCCCCGTTTGATTTTGATGATTGGGTTCGCCATTTGATTTATTGTGTTGGTTTTGTTGGGTTTGTGTTGTTGTTTTGGGGGTAACTAGAATTGTCCGCAGTCGATGAGGGCATTGAGGAGGACGTAGGTGGTATCCTGCCAGCGGTAGGTCTGCCCTTCGGCGAGGTCGATGTAGAGTCGGGCCGAGCGACCGATCTCTGGGAAGTCGGCACGGGTCGGATATTCCACGATGCTTTGGGCGATTTCGGGCAGGATGACGTCGATCTTACTGAGATCGAGTGTCTGTGCTAGGTTGGCATCGGTGATCGTTGTCATGCGTAGGTCGATGTCTCCCGGTTATTCCAAGCCACATTGGTTGCCACGGCGCTGGAAGTGATCTCGCCTGCGGAGGACACCGCCGTGCGGGTGATCGTCCACTTGGCGACCGCTGCGGGCGAGCCGGTGACTGGGACATCGGCGTTGAGCAGCATGCCGTAGAAATTGAATGTGCCTGCGGTGTTGGTAGCAAAGGAGTGGACGTAAAGGTCGGGGCTGCGTTGAGAAGAGGAATAGAGACCGAGAACAACGACGACGACCTTGGCCCCATTGGGGATGGCCGTGGAAAACGTGATCGTGCCTGCGCCTTGGTTGACGAGGTAGTCGATAGTGGGTTCTTGAACGACCCCGTTGATGGAAACGATGACGTGGTTTGGGTCGCTGGACTTGAGGCCGGTGATTGCGAATGTCTTGGCGACCCCGTTGCCGTAAAGGGTGTTTTTGGCCGAGTCGATGACGCCAGCCTGTGGGAGACCGAAGTTGAAGACAGCGGTGTCGTTTGCGCCCGTGTTCGTGACAAACGGGAGTTCTGTGCCGGTCACGGTGCGGACACTGCCGAGAGTCACATGGAGCGCGGGGTAGCTGACTCCACCGGCAGGACCGCCTCCGCTGGCCTGCGAGGCATCGATGCCATCGCCGCCATTGCGGGAGGAGACGAGTTTGCTGCTCATCCACGCAGGCTTGATGCGACCCTTGCGTTCGGTCGAGTCCCGGCGCATGGCAGGGTTTTTGCCGAGGATTTCGGTTTCCTTGGCGAGGAGTGCGGCCTTGTTGGCATCGCCGGTCAGTGGGACGGCGAGCTTGGCGGCGAGGTTTGCCGTGAGGAGATCGATGAAAAGGGAGTCGAAGGCGAGGACATCGGTGACCTTCTTGACGTATTCCAGCGTGATGGCCTTGCCGAGCCAGACATCCCAGTCGGTCGTCCACCCCGTGGTGACGCCTGGTTGCTTGGTCGATCCGGCAACCACGCATCGGTAGACGACTCCGTTATTGGAAACCGCATTGCCGACATCGTAGACACGATCCACGACCCATGCGGGCGTGCCGGAATCGGCATTGGTGAGGACAAAGTTGCCTGCGACCTCCCATGCGGAGTCGCCGGTTGAATAGTCGTAGTCATTGACCCGGAAGACGCGCAGGCAGTCGGACGGGATCGCGTAACGGTAGGACCACTTGTACTCTGGGCGAGGCAGGGTCTCGATGACGGTCCCGCTTTTCATCGCCCACGTCCACGACCCGGCTAGGAGCAAGGCATCGCGCACCTGCGGGTAGAGCGACTTGGCAAGAAGCATCGCCTGCGAGGAGGGGCCGAACTGCTCGGCAGTCCCGACCCGCAGAATCGCTTGGCGGCAGAGTTCGTCCTCAGTGAGCGCGGTCGATGGGCGGTCCTTGGCGGTCGCGAGGATCAACGCCTTGACAATCGGGCGCTGCATATTGGCCGAAAAAACCTCGGCCATTTGAGAGAAAAGGTCTTTTGACCCGGTGAGCGGCATCGCGAGGTTCGTGGCCAGCTTTGCAGAAAGGATTTCGACAAAGACCGCCGGGAACTTTGCGGATTCGGTGACTTTTGCGATGTATTCGATCTGCGCGGGAGCCGCGAGATCGGTGTGGATGAATCCGTCCACGATCTCCCACTTGGAGAAATTCTCATCCTCATCGATCCCGTTGAGGCGGATGAGTCGCAGGAAGTCGGAGGGAGCAGCAAACCGGCGGGCGTAGCCAAAAGCCGGGGCAGTGGAGTCAGCGGTTAGCGAGGCGAGTTTCCGGCAAAACTGCCAATCGAACTCCGTCTGGAGTTCCTCCAAAGTCTGCGAGTAGAAGAGCGTGCAATACTGCGCCTGTGCGGTCGCATCGGCGAGCGTGGTGATACGAGCATCACCAAGTCGAGCGAGGGCCAAGTTGCAGATTTGAACGTCCGTCATTGAGGCAGGTACAGAGAGTTAAAAAGTAGGTGGCAGACATTGTCCCGGTCTGCCAGCGGGGTGCTTTTTTTAAGCTTCGTCGCAAGCGATCTCGACGACCTTCTTCTCTTCCATGCGGACAGCGGCGAGGCTGGCCACGGAGCGGATTTGCAGGGAGTGCGAGAGGTCCGTGCGGACGTCCATGTGAGTCTTCAGTCCACGCTCGGCCAGAATCACGCCCGACTTGACGTAGGCGTAGCAGGAACGAACGGTGGAGACTTTGGTGAGGAGTTGGCTGCGGCGGAATTTGAAGCCCATGAAGGTATTCAAAGCCCCGTCCACCAAGGCGCGCACGCTGTTGTAGTCTGCCGATGTCGCCTCGACCGTGCGGAGCAGGTCTTGGAGTTGCTTGGCGGACACAACCATGATGCGCTCCTCTTCCTCGTCAATTTCGTTGCTGTCGAAGAGGAACTTCGCAGCGCGGAGCTTGGCAATGGTGAGACCGCTGTTGGCAGCAACGCCGGATTCCACATAGTTGACAGCGACCTTCTGGCCTGCTGGCAATACGGTAGCCGTTGTGCCGGTCGTGCCTGTGTAGGCCGTGCCGCCGAGAGCGCCGATGATGATCGTGTCGCAGGTGCGAGCGTAAGCTTGAGCATGCGATTGGATGATCGGGCTAGTTGGAAGGACAACCTCACCGAGGAGTTGCTCATCCCATTCGTCTACGAGTTTGGCGCAGTCGTATTGCTGTGGGCGAATCCAACGCTTGGCCATCGCTTGATCCGTGATACGGGTGTCGCGCGAGCGATCCGTGATCTGCGTCATCGTTGTTGCGTCGATTTGATTGTAGGATTTTTCCTTACCTTCGATTGAATCGATGGTGACGTATTGTTTCAGCGCACTATTCTTTTGCTGAACGAGGTGTTTCCAGTTGCTGTCGAACTGGGTGGTGTAGTGATTTGGTACGTTCGTGAGAACGCCGTTTAAGTCTGCCATTTTATTCCTTTGTTGAGTTGGGTTGGTATCAGTCGAAACTGATGTATTTGTTCTGCTCCCTTCGCTCTCCGAGTGTCCCGTGTGGGGTCAGCGGCGGCGGGTAATTAGGGAGCAGGCTCAACAAGGAGGTGTCTGCTCTGACGGTCTTACGTTTCAGCCCGATTAAGTATCAGTCAAAACATATTTTCAAAAATGTTGCGGGGCCGGGAGTCGAACCCGGAACTCAAGGGTATGGGCCTTGCAAGATACCTTTTCTCCACCCCGCGAAATTGTCATCCCTGCTTGAGCAGTCCGGTCACCAGAGTCGCGGCCTCGCGGTCGCCCTCCATGTACCGCTTGTGCCAAGTGTTGTCGGGATTGGTCATGATGTCCTTGGCGCGGGCCGAGCCGGTCATAAACTCTGAGCCACTCATCGAGCGCCCGACCTTGTCCTCGCTCATCATTTGAGCCATGCGAACGAATCCACGCACGACTTCGGGGTCCGCAAATCCCTGTGAGTTTGCATTGACTCCCGCGATCTTCGCGGCCTGCTTGGCGAGTCCGATGTTCTTTTCAAACTCCCCTCCCCACTCCTTCTTGAGGGTGTTGACCGC